CATTTTAACTACTACAGGAACATTTTTAAAAACATAATTTCCATAACCGTTTAACATAATAACCGGGGGAGGGTTTCCTGCCTTCATATCAGATCCGCTGAACATTTTGGTTAGACTACGTAAATAATGCACCATAGCAATCCAGTATAATCCTTGAGTTTGATCTTCAACGTACATCGGAGCGGTAATTGTTATTTCGCCAGGATCGCTATTTTTAAAAGACTGCATAGAATAGTTTGTATGTGTCGTGCGCGATGGTTCGTAGTTCGATGCGCTGGCTATTTTAATTGACGGAGTGTACGGAAATATCAAACCGCCGGCATCTTTTAGTGGTGATAACACTGGACTATTTTTGAAACTAACCCATTTAGCTAAACTTAATCTAACACGCCAATCATCAGCATTTGCATCACCGCCAAACGAACTAATTGCTTCTGTAATGTCGCCTATAGCTTCACCTGCTTCTGGTAAATTTATCGATCTGATAGCACTAATAGGATTATCTGACGAAAACGCACTAGATAATGCTCCGCCTAATCGGCCTGCAGAGCCAATTGCACTAGAAGCCGCACCTATAGCATTAGTCGAGGCCGCTATTGATGAATTTAAGTCGATTGCCATAATATTATCCCTTTTGGTATAATATTTAGTTGACTTTATAAAGTGCATAGTTTATAATAACACATCCGGAGAATGATCAATGACAGCAAAAGTTAACTACCTAAACAACAAGGACATGTTGTTAGAGATACATAGAAGCAAAACATCATATTGTAGCTTCACAGATCCAAAATATCACCAATATGATTTAATCGTACCAAACACTGATAAGATTAATATCCGAACTATTGCTGAAGCCAAACGTGTACAAGCTAAACGACAGGGCGATCAAGAATATCAACGGCGGAAAGCACTTGGTGAAAAAGTCAAACAAGCAGATTGTGAAGTTGACTATAAAAAAATCCTAAAAACGGATGTTGTATTCCGGGTGATGACATTTGATCATATTCCGCTTAATAATGTACGCAAAAAGAATCCTAAAAGTCTTGCTGACCATAGAGACAAAGTTAACTTTCCGCCATTCCAGCATTGGAAATTTGACGATACTGATCCCGAAAAATTAATATGTGTTGGAAAAAGTCACTGGAAGGGTACATTGGACAAGGGACACTTTGACAAAGATGCGGGTCAAATAACTAACACTTTAGCTCGTATGATGTTAAAATTATGTGAGAGATACGCTACTCGAGGTAACGTTCGCGGCTACACATATAATGACGAGATGAAAGGTCAAGCTATTTTACAGTTAACACAGATTGGATTACAATTTGATGAAAGCAAATCAGACAATCCGTTTGCTTATTTTACTGCGGCTGTGACTAACAGTTTTGTTCGTATTATTAACATCGAAAAGCGTAATCAAAATATTCGTGATGATATCTTAGAAATTAATGGTATGAATCCAAGTTACAGTAGAACTGGTGCTGGCGAACATGCGGCCGCGATGAAACGAAATGAGGAAAGCAGTGAATGAGTTTATTCAAAAAAGTAGCATGTTTTACCGACATCCACTTCGGTTTAAAATCTAACTCAAGCGTACATAATCAAGACTGTGAAGACTTTGTAGATTGGTATATTGCTAAAGCAAAAGAGGAGGGGTGCGATGTTGGAATATTTATGGGTGATTGGCATCACAATCGCAATAGTCTTAATATCACTACTATGGACTATAGCTTGCGGGCCTTGGAAAAGCTCGGTAAGGCGTTCGATGCATTTTACTTTTTCCCTGGTAATCATGATTTATATTACAAAGACAAACGGGATATACACTCTGTCGAGTTTGGAAAATATATTCCCGGAATCAACGTGGTACATGAACCGACTACCATTGGGGACGTTACACTCTGCCCCTGGCTCGTTGGGGACGAATGGAAGTCGATAGGCAAGAAAGGTGGCAAGTACATATTTGGTCACTTTGAATTACCCAGCTTCTTTATGAACGCAATGGTGCAAATGCCAGATCACGGTGAGATCAAACTAGATAGTTTTAAAGGGTATGAGTTAGGTTTTAGCGGACACTTTCACAAGCGTCAGCAACAAAAGAACATGATCTATATCGGCAATGCTTTTCCGCATAACTATGCGGATGCATGGGATGACGAACGTGGTATGATGGTATTAGAGTGGGGCGGAGAGCCTGTGTATCACACTTGGCCTAAACAGCCAACGTTTCGTACTATTAAATTAAGTGAACTAATTGATCGTGCAGATGAAATAATACTGCCTAAACAACATTTACGTGTTACATTAGATATTGATATCAGTTTTGAAGAAGCTAGTTTTATTAAAGAAAAGTTTATTGCTGATTACGATATTCGCGAACTTACGCTAATCGCAGAAAAGAAAGATCTTGAAATTAACACCAACATTGATATTCAAGCATTTGAAAGTGTAGACCAGATTGTGTCAAGTCAAATTATCAGTATCGACTCTGATCAGTTTGATAAAAATACCCTGTTGGAGATTTATAATAGCCTATGAAAGAACATATAGTTAATAATGATCCAACCCCTGCTACTGGGGTTTATCTAGCTAAAAAAGAAAAAAGTAAAGTTGTACATTTTTGGACTGGCACTGATACCGTCTGCAGAAGGTATAGTACGGGCGAAGGATTTAAAGAAGAAGATTACGAGGTCGTAACTAATACCTTAGGAAGAGATATATGCCATCAATGTGCTGTTGTAGCCATTAGGGATAAGCTGGACATATGATAAAAATTAAAGAATTAACTGTTAAAAACTTTATGAGCGTGGGTAATCAAACCCAGGCTGTGAATTTCGCACAACAAAACTTAACACTTGTGCTAGGTGAAAACTTAGATCAAGGTGGGGACGATAACGGTAGCCGTAATGGTACTGGAAAAACAACTATTGTTAATGCGCTAAGTTTTGCCTTGTTTGGCAATGCTCTTACTAACATTAAAAAAGATAATCTTATCAATAAGATTAACAATAAAAATATGTTGGTCACACTTGCTTTCGAAAAAGACGGTATTGACTATCGTGTTGAACGAGGTCGTAAACCTACGCTGATGAAGTTCTATGTTAACGATGTAGAGCAAGACGGTGAAGAATCCGATGACGCACAAGGCGACATGCGTGAAACTCAGAAGGACTTAGATGAACTGCTAGGAATGAGTCACGACATGTTCAAGCACGTGGTTGCTCTTAACACTTATACAGAGCCGTTTTTGTCCATGCGGGCGAACGATCAGCGGGTAATTATTGAACAGTTGCTAGGTATTACTTTACTAAGTGAAAAAGCAGAAACACTTAAAGAATTAATTAAACAAACTAAAGATAGCATTACTCAAGAATCAGCAGACATAGAAGCCGCAAAGAAAAGTAATGAAAAAATCCAACTAAGCGTTGATAGTTTGCTAACAAGACAGACTGCTTGGAATAGTCAACGTGATACTGATATTGAAAAGATTGCTCGTGCAATCGTAGAATTAGAAAGTGTAGATATTGACGCTGAGCTTGCGAAGCATGCGGAGCTCAAAGCCTATGAAGAAAAGGCAGCGAAGCTGAAAAGCCTAAATAAGGAACGTGCTACGTTAGATAGCGCGACAGCGCAAGCGGAGCGAAGCGTCACAAAGTATGACGGCGAGCTCGCCAAACTGGCAAACAAGACCTGTCACGCTTGTGAACAAGAATTGCATGATCACAAGCACGAAGAAATGACTACGTTAGCGCAGGGCCATTTAGATGAAGCTAAAAAGTATTTTGACAAGGTCTCTAAAGATCGTGCTAAAATACAGGCTGAAATTACTGCTGTCGGTGAGGTCGCAACTCGACCGGACACTTACTATGACACCGTTGAGCAGGCTCTTAAACATCAGAACAATTTAAAAACCTTGGAAACTAACCTTGTAATTAAAGACGGGGAGACAGATCCTTATCAAGAGCAAATTGACGAACTGCGGCATACTGCTATCCAAGAAATCAACTGGGACCGTGTTAACGAACTTACACGTCTTAAAGAGCATCAAGAATTCTTGCTCAAGTTATTGACAAGCAAAGATTCGTTTATACGTAAGAAGATCATAGATCAAAACCTAGCGTATTTGAACAACAGATTAACCTACTATTTAGACAAGATGGGTTTACCCCATACTGTTCTATTCCAGAATGATCTTACAGTTCTAATAACACAGCTAGGGCAAGACTTAGACTTTGATAATCTAAGTCGAGGAGAGCGTAACCGTCTTATCTTGTCACTATCGTGGAGTTTCCGTGATGTATGGGAAAGTTTATATCAGCAGATTAACTTGTTGTTTGTGGACGAACTTATTGACAACGGCTTAGATGCGTCGGGTGTTGAGGGTGCGTTAGCTGTGCTTAAAAAGATGGCACGTGAACGCAAGAAAAATATATTCTTGATCTCGCATAAGGATGAATTAATTGGTCGTGTTAATAACGTACTAAAAGTTATTAAAGAAAATGGCTTTACCAGTTATGCTAACGATTTGGAGATCAATGAGTAATGCATCAGGATGAAGAACTGCATGCGGAAATCATGCGACTATTCAGATTATACTTTGAGCAGAATCAAAAATGGCTCAATGAAGGCACTAAAAGAGCGGGTATGGATACTCGCGCACTACTATCAGAAATCAGGCGAGTATGTACTAAACGGCGAGCTTCTATAATGGAATGGCGCCGCTGGAAAGACATAGACATGGCAGAAAAAAAGGCACGTAAACACAATCAAAAAGGCTCGGCCAGTGAGGACTAGACTGCTAACTAATGCATGTCATGGACTTACGAGAATCAATTAATAGAACTGCTTCCAGAGGACTGTATAGGATTTGTATATCTTATAACAAATGTTCTCAGCGGGCGTAAGTACATAGGCAAAAAACTAGCAAAATTCTCTAAAACGACCTACAAGACTATAAAGTTAAAGAACGGCACAAAGAAAAAGAAGAAAATTCGTAGCAAAATTGACAGTGATTGGCGTGAATACTACGGTAGCTCACCTGAACTAAGCAAAGATGTTGCGGAATTAGGCACACACAACTTCACTAGAGAAATACTTTTCTATTGCAAATCCAAGGCAGAATGCTCTTACATAGAGGCTCGTGAGCAGTTTAGTAGACGAGTACTAGAATCAAATGACTATTATAACGGTCATATTCAAGTACGTGTACATGGCTCACACATAAAGAAACTTCAAGAAAACTAGGCAAAATAACGCCAAATAAGCCCGCACAGGCGACAGTATTGTGCCCCGAATCCGTTCTGATGTGTGACGGCAGGGAACTCTAATTGGCGTAGAGTAGCAGTT